TCATTCAACAACTAATGATTTTGCAAAATATGCAAAAGAAAAGGTAGGGCCAAAGGTAGATTTGTTTGGTGCTGAAGAAGGTACTCCTATCGTTGCGTTTCAACCAGGTATGTTCTTCGATGAAGTAAAGTCAAAGTATTGGAAAACAAAGATTGGCGTTCAGGACGTAATGCATCACAAATGGATTGGTAGAACTACATCTTGGAAGGGGTATAAAGAAATGTTTGCTTTTCATAATGCTTATTTGAAGCAAAACGATATGCTAACAACTTACGAAGGCATCGAACGTTCACCTGCATTTTTAGGATTTAGAGAACTTTCAGAATTTAATAATTTACTCGCTGAAGATCCTAATGAATACGATTTAAACGATGGCTATGGCAGTGATGTTCATGTCTTTGGACCATATGTTCAAGAAGAAATGCTTGAACGAATGTCTAAAGTAGGATTTGGTTATCAACTTTCAAGAATGAAAGAACATTTTATTCAGCGATCAATTGAATACACTCATTGCGAAGTTGCATGTACTGGCACAATTCCTGTTTTTAATAAAAAGTATGGTGACGCATGTACTCACCGCCACTATGGAAAAAAGTTTACTGAGTGTGAAAATACTGGAACGGTATGGTTTGATGAACACAATTTTGATAGTACGTTTAACATGATATTAGATCTATTTGATCATCCCGAAAAACGACAAAAAATGAGAAACGATGCATATGAGTTTTATAAACTTCATCAAGACGCATCATACACCTTTAAAGAACTAATGGAAAACATACAAAATGTCATATAACTACGCATCAATCGTACCACTTATTGGTGGTGAAACAATCGCAATGGAAAACGTCTTTGGAAAAAGACCTGAGTACATCTTATCATATACACCATTTGCGGCGAATGATTCGCAAATATTAGAACACTACAAAAACGAAGTACCATACCATGTCATCGACGAAGGTACTGGTAGAACTGATTATGTTGATGTGGTAAATGCGGTTTGTCCTTGTGCAGGATTGTCTTCGCTAAGTCCATCATCTTCATCTGACAATAAAGCAAATGATTGGATGGTCGAATCCGCAAAATACGTTTTAGGTGAAGTGAAACCAAAGGTCTTTTGGGGCGAAAACGCGCCACGATTAGCATCAAAGATGGGAGCACCAATCGTTAAAGAACTAAGGAAGGTTGCAAAGGAAAATGGTTATACAATGTCGCTCTATAAGACTAAATCTAAACTTCATGGTTTAAGTCAAACCCGCGATCGATCTTTTTACTTCTTTTGGAAAGGTGATGAAATACCTCACATGAATTTTTATCGTCGACCTCACGAAAAGATCGAGGACACTATTCGAAACGCGTTTGTAAGTGAAGATGATCCAATGAACGAGCTTACAAACAAGAACAAACCCAGTGATAACCCATTCTATAAGTATATACTTGAAGAGCTCGAAGGTGGTATTACACACAAGGAGTTTCAAAACAAAATCGAGAAAACTATAAACCCTTTAGACTATTTGGAAAACCGTGGTATTGAATATGACGAAGTTTCTGAATGGATGACGGCAAATGGATTTGACAAGCAAGCTAAACGCTGTTTGGAGATCCATAAGAAACTCAAATCAGGCGGCAATATCATGAGGAAGACTACTGAAATTCCTAAGGATTATATCGGTGCATTTGTAGGTCACATGCCTACATGTCTAACACACCCTGACGAAGACCGTTATCTTACCATCCGCGAATGTATGGCTATCATGAAATTACCATCTGACTTTCAGTTGCAGGGCGGTAGAAAAAACTTAAATATGATTTGTCAAAATGTCCCAGTGACAACTGCAGAAGATATGGCACAAAATATTCTTGATTGGTTAAATGGAAAATTGGATACAAGGCAAGCAGAATTTGCAGTCTTTGACAATAAGACATCTACAGTACAGTACGAAGACGTACCTCAAACCCTTGAATCATTCATTTAAGGGTTTACAAATGACCATTATTATTATATAATATAGCTACAATCAAATAAAGAAAACATATATGTCACTACTAGAAAAACTAAAAAAATCAAGCCGCACCGCCGGTGCCGATATCCTATCAGAATCAAAGTTCTTTTCCGAAAAGGAAATGACTACAACATCGGTGCCGATGATTAACGTCGCACTCTCTGGTTCCACTCAAGGTGGTATCTCTTCAGGTCTAACAGTCCTCGCTGGTCCAAGTAAGCACTTCAAAACATCATTCGCCCTTCTGATGGCAGGTGCTTATATGAAGAAGCATAAGGATGCTGTCCTCATGTTCTATGATTCGGAGTTTGGTTCACCTCAATCTTACTTTGAGAGTTTCGGTATTGACACATCTCGTGTACTACATACACCTGTTACCAATATTGAAGAACTCAAGTTTGATCTTGTTCATCAGCTTACTGAAATTGATCGTAAGGATAGAGTGATGGTGGTGATTGATTCTATTGGTAATATTGCATCGAAGAAAGAAATTGATGATGCTGAGAATATGAAATCAGTTGCTGATATGACTCGAGCAAAAGCTCTTAAAGGTCTATTCAGAATGATTACACCATTCTTGACACTTAAAGATATTCCTCTTCTTGCTGTTAATCATACGTATCAAACACAGGAGATGTTCTCAAAGGCAGTAGTTTCTGGTGGCACAGGTGTTATGTACAGTGCAAATGATGTGTGGATTATTGGCCGTCGTCAAGAAAAGACTGGTACTGAAATCTCAGGTTACCACTTCATTATTAATATCGAAAAGTCTCGCTTTGTGAAGGAGAAGTCTAAGATCCCAATTAGTGTAAGTTGGGACGGAGGTATTGAGAAGTGGTCAGGTCTATTAGATCTTGCTCTTGAAACAGGTTATGTCGTTAAACCTAAGAATGGTTGGTATATGGCAATGAATCCTGCAACAAAAGAAGAGTTGAGTGGAAACCTTCGAGCTGCACAAACAATGACTGAAGAATTCTGGACAAAGATCTTTAATTCTACAGACTTTGAAACTGCTATTGAAAAACGATATAAGGTTGCTCATGGCGCAATGCTTGAAGAGCTTCGGCTTGAAACTGAACCATCGATTGAAGATGAGTAAAGAATATACTTTTGTTGAAAAGGTAGACTCAGAGCTGTATTCTATTAAGATCTTAGAAGGTCTTTATGCAAATATAATCTATACATACGGTAAAGTTACTATCGAAGAAGATGTTGAAAATGACTTAGCCCGTATACTTTTCGATTTCGTAATTGAAAGAGCAATAGATCCATATACTGCAGAAGAGTTAGAATCGAGCGACGAGTTCAGAAACTACATTGGAAATATCTTAACAGAAATCTTAAATAATCAGGACGCACAAATCGGAAATGCCACAAAATCTACAGACGATAATACTCAAGACACTGACTAATGATGAAGGCTTTTGCAGAAAAGTTATTCCTCATATTAAAGGCGAATACTTCGAAGAACAACATCAAGCGGTATATGACTTATTCTTAAGATTCATAACTAAGTATAATAAGCTTCCAACCCCAGCAGTACTTGAAGTTGAGTTCCAAAGCTCTGAGTATGTTAATCGCCCAATCGCGAATGACACACTCTCACTAATTAAAGAGCTGCGTAACGAGAACGAGGTCGATGTTGAATGGTTATTAGAATCGACTGAAACATGGTGCAAAGATCGATCTGTCTATCTCGGACTAATGGAAGCAATTTCTATTATTGATGGCAAATCTGAGAAGGCAGAAGGAGCAATTCCTGATATCTTAACTAAAGCACTATCAGTCAACTTCGATACTAATGTTGGCCACGACTACTTAGATAATGCTGAATCGCGATATGACTTTTATCATCTTAAAGAAGATAAGACTCCATTCGATTTAGAGATGCTAAACACTATCACAGCAGGTGGTGTTCCACGTAAGTCATTGAATATTGTACTTGCTGGTACAGGTGTTGGAAAATCTTTGGCGATGTGTCACTTTGCATCTGATGCCTTATCACAAGGTAAGAATGTGTTATACATTACAATGGAAATGGCAGAAGAGAAGATTGCTGAACG